AGACGGTTACCGCGACCAATGCCACGGTTCGCAATATCAGCGGCACGAACACGCCGACATTTATCTCCTCGATCCGGACCAGCAATGCTGCCCAGATCAGGGCTGTGGGCGATGGCGCCGCCGGCAGCGCATACTCGATTTATACAATCGGCTGGATCGACCGCCGCGGCAGGGACGGCTGATCCATTGACCCGCAAGACAAAAAACAGGAGAGGAGATAACCGATAATGCCAAGCACAAGCCGGAAGCAACGCGTAGCGATGCAGATCGCCAAAGCCGGCAAGTCCAACATCGGCATCCCGCAGAGCGTCGGCGCTGACTTTGTTGCTGCCGACAAGAAGCGCTCCAGGGCGCAGCTCGCCGCTCTTCCTCTTCGAAAGGGCGCGCCAACTCCACTCGGCAAAAAGGAGAACAAGTGATGGCCAAGGCGAAAGAGACTTACACCCCTGCGACAACTCCAGAGGACAACAACTACTGCCCCCAGCGTGGATCGTTCGACCCCTGTTATTCGGGCCATCTGGATAATCAGGACACTGAATACGAGACGCGCGACGCTCAACTCGAGGCTACGCGAAAAGAGTTCGGCAAGGCCATCCCGGCCGGGACCGGCCCAGGCGTCACGCCTGGGCATGATCTTGATTAAGCCATGTGGATTAAATGGTAGATTTAGTAGCTTACAAGGTGCTCGATCAGCCATGGAGTCGGTCAGACTCCACTGCGCCCGAGGCGATGCTGACCGCGCAGGGCCAGGCCGGCTGGCAATTGGTCGCCGTCTGGCAGGACCATCCGCGCGAGAGGACCCGCTGGATATTCTCATCACGCGAGATCGCGGCAACGCTGACGCACCTGACCACGGCGGGGAGCTACCTTATTGCAAGCCGGCCTGGTTTTCTGTCTGAGGTTTCTATCAACACGACGGGCGCTTCGGGATCACTCGTGCTCTACGACGGGATCGACGCGACGGGCGCCGTCATGGCTGTGATTGATATCAGCAAAGGCAATCCAAGTTCAGGGAACTCTACGCCGTGGCCGTTCAAGACCGGGCTCTTCGCAGTCTTGAGCGCCGCTGCCGACATTACGATCCTTACGTAACGTCCCGGCCACAGATTAGCCTCATGCTGGCGCCAATGAGCGTGCGGGTGAGCGCGCAAACCATGACACCGCCTTGGCTGGGGGGCTGGGGAGGGCAGCTGCCTGGTGGCGCGCTCGCTCTCAATATCAGGCCGGGACGGGAACTCGTCAAGGGAGATGCTTCCAGTTATCCCGCCGGACGATCTTCCCGATGGCTTCGCGGCCGATATTGTACTGAACCGCTAGAGCTTGCTGGGAAATTCCACCTGTGGCATATTTAGCGCGAATGGTGCACACGTCTACATCGGTGAGACTGCTTCGTTGCATTCCTTTTGCTTGTCGTCCTTTTGCGTACTTGTCATGTGCGTTGTCGCTATGCGTACCGAGAAAGAGGTGAGTAGGTCTGACGCACTTTGGATTGTCGCAATGGTGGAGGACGCACAGTTCGCCGGTGACTGCGCCATACGCCAGCTCCCAGGCAACGCGGTGCGTTTTTCTAAAGACTTGATATCGCTTGTTTTGAGTGGGTACAGAAATTACTCCGTAACCATTGCGGTCTGTGGCGCCGGTCCATTCCCAGCAGCTGTCAGTCCTCTGAATTTTTGTCCAAAAACGTTCAGCAAGTGGTATACGTGGTCTACCCATGGTCGCACCTCCAATGCGGTCAAGGTTAGGAACAGCAACGGTGCTCGATACATCGTTGCTGTTCTGTTTATAGCAGGTAATGTGTGATGGCATCAATTATCGATTACAAACCTTCGCCGACGATCAAAGCTTTTATTAAAGACTATCGTTTGTCTGGTTTATTTTATAGTTGGATAATTGGTCCAGTTGGTAGTGCCAAGACCACCGCCCTCTTCTTCAAGCTCATCTACCTCGCTTCCAAACAGGCCCCCAGTCCTGACGGGATCAAACGCACCAAAGCCGTCATCGTCCGCAACACGCTGCCGATGCTCAAGGACACGACTTTAGCTAGTTTCGATTATTGGTTTAAAGACGGCATCGCCGGCACCTGGAACGCCACCGACAAAAATTTCACGCTGCGCTTTGGTGATGTCGAGTGTCAGGTATTATTCCGGCCTCTTGATACTCCTGACGATGTTCGGCGCGTGCTTTCTCTGGAAATCAACTTTGCGATCATTGACGAGTTCGTGGAAATCCCCAAGGCGATCATCGACGCGCTCTCAGCCCGGCTGGGACGTTACCGCCAACCCGACGGCACGCCGGTCACGATCTGGGGGATGTGGGGCTCCAGCAACCCGGGTACTGAGGACGTGTGGTGGTACGACTACTTGCATGGCCCGGCGGTGCGCCGGTTCAAGCGACTGCCTGGCATTCCCACGCCGCAGCCAGTCCCGGATAGCCCGAGCGATGTTGCGATCGCGCTAGCTACCCCTACGCTGGAACCTATTGCGTCTTACTACCATCAGCCCGGCGGGTTGACGCTTGATGCTGAGAACCTTGAGAATCTTCCCGGCGGAGTCCAGTACTACCGGGACGCCGTCGCCGGCAAGTCCGAGGTCTGGGTCCGTCAGTTCGTAGACGCTGAATGGGGCTTCTCCATCGCCGGGAAAGCCGTGATTCCAGGATTCAGAGCTGATCTCCATGTTGCTCTCCCTCATACGCTCCAACCGAATCCCTACTTTCCGTTGGTTGTTGGTCTCGATCCTGGCATCACAGGCTCAGCCATGATCTTGGGGCAGCAGGACTATGACGGCCGGATCAAGGTCTTCGCCGAACTCTGCCAGGAGGGTATGGGTGCCGAGCGTCTCGTGCAAGAGAGACTCCAGCCGCTCCTGCGCAACCGGTTCCCGCAAGTTGCGCGCGTTATCGTTGCTGCCGACCCGGCCGCTGCCAGCCGCACCCAGACCGACGAGCGCACCGTAGTCAAGATTTTCAAACAGCATTATGAGGTAGACGTAGAGTCCAACAACCGCCTGCCGCTCCGCCTCGATGCGATCGACCATTACGTCTCTTCTCTCGTCGAGGGACGAGCGGCACTGCAAATCGACCCATCCTGTCAAACGTTGATCCGCGCGCTCAAGGGTGGCTGGCGCTACGCTGCCGATCTCAAGCGCGAGACTCTCCGCGGTCATGATCCCGAGAAGAACGCTTACTCCCATCCCGGGGATGCCTTCGGCTATCTATGCAGGTTTTTCCATCGTGACCGCCAGCGTGAAACGCGATACCGTCTGCCGCAGGGGTTCCTGGCAGCTCGGCGCCAAGGTGCTCCCTGGCAGCGTCAGCCCGAGCGCAACAGCTATCATGTGCGATAAATAAATGGCAAATGCTCCCCCGACATCTCAACCCCCATTAAATACCTCAAAAGCGTATCCTGATCCGGCGCTCAAACCTCCTGCGCTCGGCGTGCCGACGTCGCAGAGAGAGTCGACCGCTTCGCATGATCCACCGGTCAAGAAAATTTCTTCGGAAACCTTACGCACTTTAGGGCAAAGATTTAATAGTCTTTTTATGCAGTACGTTTCAGATAGACGTATCACCGAGATTAGATGGTTAGCCAACCAGAGACAATATCTTGGACTTTATGATCCTGAGGTCGAGGCAGCTTTTAGCCCAAACCGGTCAAAGGCATATCCTAAGATTACCAGGACAAAGTGTATTTCAGTGCTCGCCAGGATAATGAATTTGATGTTCCAGGGTAATGAGCGCAATTGGGAAATCCATGCTGCGCCATGGCCCGATATCACAACAGCCGAGATCAAGGATGCGATTAACCTGGCGCAAGAGAAGGATCAGCAGATGGGCGTGTCGACGCCCAGCCCAGAAGACTCTTTTGCCTACAACAATTACGTCATGGAAGCGTTAGACCGCTACGCGGACTTGCGCGCTGATAAGTTATCCACCTTGATCGACGACCAGCTTCAGGAACTGGGTGGGCACCAGGCGTTGGATTACGTGGCGCTCAATCGTGCGGTGATCCGCAGTGGGATCATCTACGGACTTGGTGTGCTACGTGGCCCCTTTGTGCGTAAGTCGGAGACGGTGACATGGAAGGTAACGACACCGAAACAGGCTGCGCCGCAGCTACAACTTGCACCACCCTCACCCTTGCCTGGTTCAGTGAACGGTGGAGCACTGCCTCCGCAGGCGAACGGTGGTGGTGCGCCGATATCGCTTGCACAGGCTTCATCTCCACCCCCACCAGTGGTGCGGCCGCAGAAGCAGGTGGTCTTCAAGCCATACTTTGAGTTTCTCCCTGTTTGGGATTTCTATCCTGATCTCAGCGCCAAAACCCTGCAAGGTATGGATGGTTATTTCGTGCGTCACGTCATGTCCAAAACTCAGGTCAAACAACTGGGAAACCGTCCTGATTTTTTCTCGGATGTAATCGACAGCTATCTCACGAGATATCCTTTGGGTAACTATCGCGCGCAGCAGTTTGAGCAAGAATTGCGAGCGATGGGAGTGAAAGTAAACGTCAACGAGATGAAAACGGAGACCATGAAATATGAGATCATGGTATGGCATGGTCCTGTTGACGGCATGTTGCTTCAGGAGGTTGGCGTGGAGGTCCCTGCCGACAAGCTCTCCGACTACATCGACGCGGAAATTTGGATGCTCGACGCCAACGTGATTGGCGCGCGGCTCAACCCGTGGGCCGATCTCGTCAAAGAGATGCCGAGTATCCCTGTCCCGCCGATGATCCACACGTTCTTGTTTGACGAGGATGATACGAGTCCGATCGGGTTTGGGTTGCCACAGGCAATACGTGACAGCCAGATGATGGTCGCTGCTGCCGTGCGCATGTTGCTCGATAACGCCAGTGTAGTCTGTGGGCCTAACCTGGAACTCAATACTGATCTTTTGCGGCTTGATCAGGACTTGGCAGCGATCGCTGCGTATAAAGTCTGGTACCGCGAGGGCTCTGGTCCCGAAGCGCAGTGGCCTGCCGTACGTAATGTGCAGATCGATGCGCACCTTGATAGCCTGCTCAAGATCGTGGAGCTGGGGCTTAAGTTCGCCGATAGTGAAACCTTTGTTGGTCCGGCGACAGGTGGCGACATGGAGAAGACAGCCAGCGAGCCGATGCGCACGGCCGCGGGCGCCTCCATGCTTCGTGGCGAGGCGGCGCTGCCGTTCAAGGACGTTATCCGCAGCTTCGACACCTTCACTCAGTCTGTGATCAACAGCATGGTTTTGTTCAATCGGGTGTTCAACCCTACTCAGGCGCCCGATGGCGACTACGATGTAGTTGCTCGTGGTGCGACCAGCCTCATGGCCAAGGAGCTACGTGGCATGCAGGCTGATTCATTAGTGCAGACGCTCAAGCCAGAACAAATGATCCACGTCGATGAGCGCAAGCTCGTCGAGGCACAGATTAAAGCCAGGGATATGGACGATATTCTGGTCACAGAGGATGAAGCGGGTCGGCGCCAGCAGGCAGCACAGCAAGCTCAGCAGGAGCAGCAGGATCAGCAAACTAAGATGATCGAGGCCAATCTCCGCAAGATTCTTTCCGATTCGTTCAAGAACATCGCTCAAGGCCAGAAAAACACAGCCAATGCCGATGCGCAGCTCGTGGAGACCGCGCTAAACATCTTAGAAAAAGGTATGCAGGATGAGCTTTCAGGAGGACTCCCGGCCGCACCCGGTGTTCAACCAGGTCCAGCGCAACCAGCCGTCCCAGGCCCGCCAGGAGGAGACGGACTTGCTCAAGCGCTTGCATCAAATGCGGCTGGACCCGGCGCTCCTGGTAGTGCGCCAGCTCCTGTCGCTCCGCCTGCTCCGATGCCAGGACCACCTGGTCAAGGCGCCCTTGGATGATGTAGCTTTGTTGCAAGGTGAAGCACGTACACTCCAGAAGCTTTTGCGTGATCTATCGGGTGAACGTGCGACATTAAGCGAGTAGGAGACGAGTCATGGCCAAAGCTGCACGCGCCGCGCCAACAGCGGCTGAGCCGGCGGCGCCAGTACTGGAAACTCCTGCACAGAATCCTGCATCTGCAGCTCCAGCGCCTCCGGCGCTGGTTGTGCCTACACCCGTTACCCCACCCGCACCTGTCGAACCTTCGCAACCCGACCTGTTCGATGCGGCATTCGCCGAGGCGGCAGCGGCGGCGATCGAGGAGCTGGAAAAGCCGCCGCCTGAAGCGGTGGCGCCTAAGAAGCCCCCTCCAGCTGCGCCCAAACCACCGGCTGCGCCGCCGGCTGAGCCGGTTGCCGAGCCGGCGCCGGAACCCGTGGCTCCACCGCCTCCACCGCCTCCACCTCCTCCACCTCCTCCACCTGCGCCGAGTCCGGCGGCACAGTCGGCGCCACCTCAGCCTCAGCCTCAGCCTCAGCCTCAGCCTCAGCCTCAGCCTCAGCCGCGGACGTACCAGGAACCGCCGTTATTTAATCCGGAAGAGGCCACTCAGTTGCAATCGTTCTATAGCGAGTGGCCGGATGTGGCGCGCGCCACCGAGGTGATGATCCGGGGTCTGTTAGCGCAGACGGCGCGGCGTATGTACGCCGATATGGCGTCTTCCTTGGCGCCCTATTTGCAAACGATCGATATTTTGGCGGATCGATCCCAGCTGTCCGAGCTACAGGGACAAGTATCCGACTACGACACTGTATCCGGGCAGTTGACCTCCTGGGCGTCTAGACAACCTGCGTATTTGCGTACAGCATACGAGCATGTTATCAAGTCTGGAACGGCTGCCGAGGTTGTCGACTTGATCAACCGGTACAAGCAGGACACCATGCCAGCACAGCCGGCTACGCCCGCTGCGGCTGCGGCTGCTGCCCAGCCTGCTGCCGTGTCACCTGCTCCAGTCAATCCTGCGCTTGCGGCTGCCGCAGCGCGCCTCGCGCCGGTGGCGACCAAGCGTACCAACGTGGTTGCGCCTCCCACCGACTTTGACACTGCCTTCGCTGAATTTGCTAAGGCGTCTTAAGCCAGGAGTTGATCCATGGTCGCAGTTACTAGTTATGGCGATATATCTCCCGCAGTAGCTGCATATTCGGTCGTACGCATGCTCAAGCGTGCAATGCCATATTTGCATATAGAAAAATTCGGACAAACATATCCCCTGCCGACGAACTCGACGCAGACAGCTAAGTTCCGACGTTACTTTTTGCAGGGAGCAACTGGTGCGGCCGGTCCGGATGCCGGCGGCACCAATGGTGTCGGCCAGCCGTTCTACATTCCGCTGGCCCTGACGCCGCTGGTCGAGGGCGTGACGCCCGCGGGCTCTATGCTGGCGAACCAAGATTACACGGTTCAATTATACCAGTACGGTGATTACATCACGATCACCGACGTGATCGAAGACACTCACACCGATCCGGTGCTCCAGCAGTCCACCGATATTCTGGGCGAGCAAGCCGCAGTCACTGTCGAGACTCTGCGGTTCAACGTGCTCAAGGCTGGTACCAACGTATGGTATCAGAATCTGGTTGCCGGGCGCGCGAACGTTGCTGGGGTTATAGGACTCACCGATCAGCGTCGCGTGACGACTGGCCTCAACCGGCAGAATGCCAGGAAGATTTCTCAGGTCGTCGCGAGCAACCCAGATTTCAACACGCGATCGGTCGAAGCCGCGTACTTTGGGCTTGTGCATCCCGATCTGGAGTCTGACATTCGCAACATGACTGGCTTCATACCCGTCGCCAGTTATGGCCCTCATACGAGCCCCTTTGAGGGTGAAATCGGGTCAGTCGAGCAGTGCCGCTACCTCAGCTCGACGGTGATCGCACCGTTCATCAACGCGGGCGCCGCGACCTCTGGCGCGACGACTTATCGCTCGACCGGCGGCGTGAACTGGGACGTCTACCCTGTGCTCTACTTTGGGCGTGACGCCTTTGGGTTGGTTCCGCTCAAGGGCAAGTCGAGCATGACTCCGATGGTGGTCAACCCCAAGCCGGCCCCTGGTGATCCGCTAGCGCAAAGAGGTACCTGCGGTTGGAAGCTCTACACGGGGACTGTGATCTTGCAGGATGCGTTCATGGCTCGTTTGGAGGTCACTGCCACGGCGTAATGGTGAGCACGTCATAATGGGTTTGGAGGAGATTTCTAGTGACCAACCAGCATCAGGCGCAGCACGAGCAGTCCAAGGCTGACCCGCGCAAGACTGAGCCCGCAACGATACCGTTTGTGGTGGCAGTGACACCCGAGCAGTACGATGCTCGTATCAAGCAGGCCGCGTCAGCACCTAAGGATGCGCCGCCTCGCCCGCAGATGAACGTTGGCGACATCGGAATTGCGAAGGTGAGCTTCACGGACGAGTCAGGCGGCGATGTCAAGATCGTGTCATCCACATGGACGTCGATGGGGCCGGTGACGGTCACTCCGCCACCGGAGGTGTCTGGCACTCCATCTGATCCGACGACGGCGAACTTGACGGCGACCGGGCCCGGGCGCGCGCCGATCCAGGTTAGTGTCGTTACCGAGAGCGGCGCGACGGCAGAGGCAGCGACCGAGATTATGGTGATCGAGACTGGTAAGCCCGCTGTGGGCAAGATCGACGTCACAGTCACGCCGGCTAAGGCAAAGTGAAGAATGAACATGGGTAGTTCGTAACGGAAAACGGGTGTGGATATCGAGAGATCGTAGTCCTACTTAATAGGGAGCTACCTATGCCTACACAAATTATCGATGCCTCACTGCATACGACCGCCTTCCCGCCGACGTATATCGGGCCGGGGAATCTGATCGGTAACTGTATTCAGGCCAATACGGCGTCGGCTGACGTCTTTGGTTTCTTTACGAGTGCTGGTAATGCGGTGCAGATCAACTGCGGGTTCCAGGCGCTGCAGGTCGAGATCACCGATGTGACTGGTGTGTTGATGTGGAAATGGCAGTTGGGCATGCCAGCGACCAACACCATGAAATCTTCGGCGGCTGCTTTGGCGGTCGACACCACAGGCGCCATTACGGTCACCTCCGATCCGGCAGGCAACACCAACGTCACCCTGTCCGCCGCGTTGGTCGGCACTGGCAAGGTGATCTGCTTCCACGTTCAGGGCTGATCGATGGCCATTGCCGGTACGACCGAGACTGCAATCCTGCAGCTGATCTATCAGGCTGTGGCCTGGGCGAACTATGCGGACAACGCTGCGGGTACACCTCAGACCAACATCTCGATCGCGTTGCATACGGCTGACCCGGGCACAGGTGGCACTCAATCGACCAGCGAGGTTGCCTATACGGGTTACGCGCGTGCGAGCGTGCCACGCACGGTGGGCGGTTGGACGATTACGGGAGCCGGTCCTGCAAGCATGTCACCGGTCTCTAACATTACGTTCCCGGCTGGGACTGGCGGCGCCGGCACGGTGACCAACTTTTCGACCGGTAAGACTGGCGGCGGCGCGACGCCGATCCTTTGGGGCGGCACGGTCACGCCGAACATCGTGTCGGGCTCGGGCGTGACGCCGGTTTTAACCACAGCCACTACAATCACGTTGCAATGAATGAATTATGCAGATGCATTCCGACGATGTCTGATTGAATTCGACGTTGTCGGGATTTGTGATCTGTGGTTCAAGGTTTCACCGCATTTACCCCAGCCAAAGAATAACGAAGAAGCACTGGTGACGATCCACTATGCCCGTACGGCAGCTGGGACTATTCCGGTGCGTCTGCGTTGTTACTCGCATTCCTGGCTCGCCGAGCGTAGTTTACCATCAGCGCTGCCTGACTGGTTGAAGCCGAAGGCGGCCCGGCTTTATCCGCATGAGGTCAAGGCGGTTGGTATTGCCGTCAAGGCAATGTCAGAGACGAGCGTGTCGCGAGCGCGCGCCATCGAGAAGGCAATGAGCAACGCAGTGCTGGAGTGTTACGCCGACGGTGTGCATGATCCAGATGTGATCAAGGCTCGGATGGACGCGGCCCGGCTGCGCGTGTGAGCTATGGCGCTCATTGGCGGCATTGGGCTTGTCATTTTCACAGATAATTTTGGTCACAGCAGTGGCGTGGTCGTAGATACGATCACGACCGACGTCGTGACGGTGTCGGCGCTTGGTAGTGCGGTTGGCGTAGGCAGCGCTGCGGCAGTCGGTACCGCAGTGCTAGCTCGGCCAGGCCAAGCGGCCGGCATTGGTGCGGCGTCCGGCGTAGCTTCCGTTGGTACGTTGATAGTAGGAACTGCTGCTGGCATCGGTGCTGCTTATGCGACTGGCAGCGGGTATTTGGTCTCGATCGGGCTCGCGACCGGCACCGGCGTCGCCTTTGCTTACAGCACCACCCCCGGTGGTAAGCAGAAGAAGGCTAAAGGTCAGGCAAGTGGGGTTGGGGCAGCGCACGCGTCGAGTGTTCGCGGGTCCGCCGGCTTTGCCACGGCGAGTGGAGCCGGCGGTGCCGAGGGAGCGTCTGCGGTTCTGGTTCTGGCTAGCGGCGTGGCCAACGCCACTGGTATCGGGCATGCCGTGGCGCCGTCCATGTCAGGTGTGTCGGGCTATGCGGCTGGTTATGGCGATGCGGCGGGCGTGTCTCAGGCTGGGGTGGCAGGCTCCGCCGCTGGCTTTGGCGGGGCGCTGGGTGTCTCTGGTTATGGTGCTGTCGGGATCGCCAATGGCTACGGGAACGCCTTTGCGGAGTATGCTTTCGAGGCTGACTCGACTGGTCTAGCGATCGGTGCCGGTAGCGCTTTCGCTGTCATGCCGGAGGTTGGTGGGGCGCAAGCCAGTGCGACTGGCACCGCGGGTGCTACTAGCCTGGCGTTGGTTGCCGCGGTGGGCAATGCCGTAGGTCAAGGAGCCGGGATCGCGGCAGCTTTCGGCGCCGTCGTCGCGCGTGCTGGCGGGATGGGCACGGCGGTGGGGGTTGGCAGTGCTATCGTCCAGGCCACTGGTAACGCCGTAGGGCTTGGCGTCGTTGGGGCTGCTGCTGGTTTTCTCGGCCAGGCTCCTAGTATCGGCGACGCGGCAGCGATCAGCTCGACCTCCGGCATGATGTTCTCGGTCGGGCAGGCTAATGGTGTCGGGCGTATGTTCGGGCAGACGCCGCATGTGGTGTTTGGCGTTGGCTCGGCTGCTGGTGTCGGTAATGCGTATAGCGTCCAGGTCCTCGAGCCGGTCATAGCTCTGTATGGGCGCCGGAGCGGGATGGTGCTTCAGGGAAGCGCTTCACGGTGATAGAGTCAGCCAACGCGCCAAGGATGAACGTGATGAACAGCATACGTATCGAACGTGCACAGAATGGGTTCGTTGTCTGTATGGACGATCCGGAGATTCGCGCTAAGAACGAGAAATCTAAGGGGGCCTGGCAGAATCCTGAGCGACAGTTCGTCTTTGACGATGAGGAGGATGTCATCAAGTTTCTCACCAAGAATCTTGACAAGATCATACCGCCCAAGGGGGACGACTTTGATACCAGCTTTGACATGGCGGTCGATGAAGATGAAGCTGAAGAGGATGATGACGAATGAGCACTGCGCTTCCTGAGGATACTGAGACAATAACACCGCGTAACGCGCGCTCTACGATATCTGATGCACCTGCTCCGGTGGTGTCACCTCCGGTGCAGACCGCCAAGCGGTTTAAGGTTATTCTGGAGGAAGACACCTCGATCCCGCCGACTGGGTTGTTTATCTCGGCCAATGGCCGGCCATATTTGTTGATGGCTGGTGTCGAAGCATCCGTGCCGCAAGAGGTGCTCAGCGTCTTGAATGACGCTGTCATCTCGGTGCCGATCATTAGTCCGCAGACTCAACAAGTCACGGGCTATCGTCAGCGATTGAGGTTTCCATATCGTAGAGTCGATTAAGTGGGTAGTGACAATCAAGCTGAACGTGTTTGTGAGGCGCATGAGCTTCGTGATTTTATGGTTGAGAGGCTGCAAACGGTATTGAGATTACCTGATGCGTTCGCACAAGAAATTGCCGCTGTGTTAGTGAAAGCAATGCGCGAAAGTGGTCGGCGGTGGTCGTTGTAGGAGGAACTATGCGCACCGATGAAATGCTGGCGGAGCTGCGACATCACATGCTTCGGGATGTCTCCGATCAGGTCGCCGGTGCGTCGGATTATCTGTGGTCTGACACGGGGCTGATTCGGTACATCAACGAAGGTGTGAATCGGTTTGCTCGGCAAACTAAATGCATCCGCGATGCAGTGACGCCGAGTATTTGTCAGTTTACGACGATATCCAACCAGCAGTTTTATACGCTCGATCCTCATGTTGTCAGCGTAATCTCTGTGCGAATGACCGGAGATCGGGCCGATCTGGCTCGCGCAGGACACGCCGATTTTGATACGTACCGCCAGCCTGATACTTATTTCTTTGATCCGGCGCAGCTCGCGCAGATGCCGCCAGGTAAACCATTGGCGTGGTCGACGGACGAGGGTGTGATCCAGGATACAAACGGGTCTTCGAGAGCAATTCAGTTGCGGCTATACCCGATACCCTTGACACCGTACGATAACGTTATTGGCAACATGCGTGTTGCGCGTTTGCCGCTTACGGCGTTGAGCATCAGTCAGCCGGATGCTTATCCTGAGATTCCGGAAGAGCATCATATGGACAGTCTAAACTGGGCGGCGTACTTGGCGCTGCGTGGGGTTGACCTCGATGTTGCTGGCGGTGGTGCGTGGGATCGTGCCAAGGAGTTCCGCGCTGCGTTCGATGATGCGATCAGCGACATGAAGCGGGACGCGCAGTCGAAGATGTTCCGGCCGTTGCAGTGGGGCTTCGGTCGTAATGGATGGTCTTATGAGAGGTACTGACATGGCACCGCTCAAGCGCGGCGTAGCGCGTTATGCAGACGGCACACCTGATGTGTCGGCACCAGATGCATCGCAGGTACCTACTCCGGCTCCAGCACCTGTATCTGGACTTACAGCATTTCGTCAGATGCTTGGCGATGCGATTGGCATGCGAGGACGGGCGGCGCAAGTACCAGTGTCAACAGTAGGACCGCCTAGCGGTGCCAGTCAGTTGTTTTCTGGTGATTACAGCGGCGCATTGGACAATCCTCAATCGTCAGCAGCGACGCGTGCGCTAGCAGGATTCATGAATGATCAGGAGAAAGCTGCTAGAATTGGTAGGCTTCAGCAGGGGCCGTTGGGTATTGAACGAGTAATAAATTTCTTTGGCGGTAATGCTACTTCGGATAAAGTTATCAACGACCGGATAGAGGCGGCAAACACATTTAATAATCCGGCGATACAGCAGCATTTGATGAACAATCCTGATGAAATAAGTATGGCCGAGCATGATCCGGTTAGTTATGCGAATACGATACAGCTTCCACAATTTCAGCAGATGATACAGGCGTCAGCGGCTGCTCATGCGGCTGCGAATGATCCTAATGGTATCAACGGCAGATCTGTAGCTAATCCTACTAAAACTGCGAATACTATAATTCAAAATAACGTTTCACCAGAGGACGCACATCTTGCTACTGATCATCATCAATACTCGGACGCTGAGTTCGTTGATGCCGTGTCCAAGATGCCGACGAGGACCGCATTGGCATTGTTCGGGCCTTACATCCAACGAGCGGCAGGGATGACCACGCAGGAGCAGGTAGCGAGACAAATCTTTAACACTGTGGGTGCGAAGATTAACAAGTTTACTGCCGATAAAGCGGCGCTGGAGGCTCAGGACAAGGTGAAGAATAAAGCTGCTATTGATGCGCTGGAGGCGCAGAGAGTAAAAGCAATCAATGACTTTATGGAGTACAGCAAGCAGTATGGCGGGATAACGCAAAGAGGTTTCGCACCTATAGACCCAGATCTTATTAGGTAAGAATGATGCCCGCAGATTTTTCTTCGTTCTCGACTTACCTGGCGCCGTTCCCGGACATGTCGACAAGTCCGGGAACGCCGCCAAATACCAGTAACTGGCTTACCTCTGGTCTTGGGGCTGGTTTTTATGGTGGACTTTCGGCGGGAGCACGTGGGCTCCAGGCTGGCGCTCAGCTGTTTGGTGCGACTGATGCAGCTAACGCTATTGGTGATTGGGCTGAGCGACAGTACCAGACTGAGCAAACATTCGAGCGGCCAGACCTGGAGGAGCACCCTTGGTCGCTAACCGGGCTTCCTTACACCATTGCGAAGATGGTGCCGATGGGAGCCGCGATGATTGGCGGCGGAGCCCTGGCGGCGCTTGCGGCGCCAGAGGAAGCTGCGGGTGCCGCAGTTGCTGGACTGTCGGCTGCAGCGCGGTTGCGCTTGCTTGGTGCGACAGGAGCGGCGTTCTTGCCCGCGGCTGGTGAGAACGTTCAGAGGCAGATCGACTATAGCGGAGAACTTACTGAGCCAGGTAAGGCATTGGCGCTCGGCGTGCCAGAAGCAGCTCTACAAGGATTTTTGCCGGGGCGGGTAGAGTCACTCTTTGGTAAGGGGATCATGCGCGGCATTGCTCACGGTGCCGCAACGCAGGCAGTTGCGGGCGGGGCGACAGCGTTCTTGACTCAGCAGATGGGTGATCCAAATCGTGATTTCGCGGATCGAGCGTCTGAGATCGTGAGTCAGGCTTTGGGCGGTGCAGGGCTCGGCGCGCTCATGGGTGGTGTAGCTGGTGCGCTTCATAAAAATGTTGCTACGCCGCCTGGTGATGTTGATTTGGTGAAGGCAACTGATCCGATTAAGCAGCTATGGATACCGATTGAGAGTTTGCCTCCTGAAGAGTTGATGCGTCGTTTAAATGATTTGGCTCCACAGCGGACACCAGAGGGTAAGACAGAAGCTGATTATAAGTTTGGGAGACTCTATGAAGAGGTGAAGCGGCGGAATGCAGCTGCAGCACAGCCACCTGAAGCTGAGCCGCCGCCTACAGCTCCGCCCGCAGGACCACCGCAGATAACATACCGGCCGGGTGAAACACCAATCGAGATGCCTTCGCCGTTACAGGGTGTGCCGAGTGGTGAGATACTTGGGCGCATAGATACTCTGATGCGTGAGCATCGGACACAGGCTACTGTTGAAGAGCTTCGGTTGCTTAATGCGGAGATGCAGCGACGAGAAGCGGCGACAGCAGCTGCGAAAGCTGCAGAACCTCCGCCGCAAGGGTTATTGCCGCCGCCAGCGACTAGAGAAACCATACCGTTGCAAGGTATGTCGCCTCAGGAATTGATGACACGTTTTCATGCTGTACAAGAGAATCTGGCTATTAATCCGCAAGATGAAGCAATGTTGCGCGCTTCTGAAATGTTGGGACAGGAATTCGAGCGACGAGCAGCGGGAGTTGCACCGCCTGCACCGGAGGTGCCACTTGGATCTGAGAAAGCTCCTGCGGGAGTTCTTGGTGGCCCTCCCCGTG